TTAAAGTAGAGTAATTGAATCTTTCTTTTCTACCTTTACTACATCTACATCCAATTCATCATCAAATTCTTTAAACTCTCTTGCATCTATGTCAGTAATATAAGTCTTCATTACTTTTTCCATATGTACGGAATATGTCATGTGTACATTCTTTTTCGAAAGCATACTAGAATTACAGCACATGTAATGTATCATTTTAGCGATATAATCCCTTTCTACAGGTTTTACACCCAATGGTAAAATTTCAAGTATATATCGCTGAAAAATCCCACTACAATTAAGTGAATATTCACCAGTGCTATAATACATCCCTTTTTGATCTGCATATAAGCCAATGCTATCTAGAGCATCATCAGATTCTATTACACCGTAACTTGGTACATCAAAACCTGTATTTATTCTAATAATATTTAAATTTGGAACCTTTAACACCTCTGGAACAATATCAGGTAAAATATCTATATTAATTTCTTTATTTTGTAACTCTTTTATCCAACATTTTCTCAAATTTGCATCTACAATGAAGTAAACTTGTTCATTTTGTTCTTTTGCATATTGTACAATTTCCATTAATGTTTCGAAAACATATTGTTTAAAAAGAGCCCCCATATCATTTCTCTTTGATGGTTGTGGTAAAAATGCATTATGTTTATTTATATTTAATAATACGTAATCAATCGTTTGCCACTCTGTACTCCCATATAATTTATATAAAATTTCTTTTCCTTTTATTTTTGAAAAAATAGGTAAGAAATCAAATTTCGATATTCGTTCAATTGATAAACTAACATATGTACAAGGTAAATTTATCTTATTCCAACTACGCCTCAAAAATCCTTTTTGTTCTAATAGACTAAAAACACTATTTACAATTGTTTTACGAGATACATTTTGTCCTATAAATAAATTAATAAATGTTGAAATACGGTTTGTTCGTGCAAATCCCTCTCTAATGATTTGTTTTGGATCAATTTTTTCGCGTCCATCACAATTTTTCATTGCGATTAATGCTAATGTCGCATCACTGCGCTTACCCGCGGTAGCATAGACAGCTTTCTTAACATCATCTACAAGATTTGTTTTATATTTTTGGCAATATTGCATTTTATATGGATTTTGTAACACCTTTTCAATATTGTATCTCACAATCTTTAATAACACTGGAAAATCTGTATTCAATACATACGAATTTTCACCAACTTTAGTCAAAACAATTTCGCTATCAAGTAATGCTTTTTCTATTTCCAGCGCTATATTTTCAGACCAAACTTCTAATGTTAATGTCTCTAATCCTTTTGGTGCAAATAAAGGAAATAATTCATTTTTGTTATTTGTTGCTACCTTTTTACATTCTGGAAGTATTGTGAAATAAGAGAATTTACGCTGAAATTCTTTAAATAAATACTCTCTTTCCTTTACTGTTATACCCGGTTCTATTTTAGTACCTTGAACTTTATAAATTCTCTCATTGTATGGAAATAACACCCTTTTATTTTCTCCTACAATATAATCTTTCGGATATTGGAGAATATGGTCTAAATCCACCTCTCCCCCTATTTGAAAATCATCTTTTAAATTTCTAAATATCTTAATCCATTTCATGCCGGTTGTAGCTTGTTGTATTTTTAGTTTTACAAACCGTATTTTTTTATTATTTGACGCAAACTCTGAGGTAGAAATCAATATCATGCCTCGTTTTCGTCTTAAAAGTAAAGGAATATCTGGATGATTATATTCTTGATATTAAGACTGTTTTTATGAGTATTTCGTATAAGTTTGATTTAACTGATTAAAGCTATTTTGAAAGAAGACATATCAGCGATAATTTATGTCTATTCTATATAGGTGTTAGCAAGTTCGTTTGCAAACTTGTTAGCACTTTTTTGTTTAGATAATACATACATTCCTTCTTATATACTGAATATGTTCCCATGTGGGTATTTTTGTTCTAAAGATATACCTTCCTATTATAGGGTTTCATATTATTTCACACATCACATAAAATACGCGTTCATCTGATAACGTTTTTTTTCGATATCTCTACTTATTATTAATTTGTGGCTGTTTCACGATTAGTGATGTGGCTGTTTTTATTTAAGCTAGAATTCATCTTTATATGACATTCTCGTCTTATATATGTACCCATCATTTTTTTATGATTTATTTCCTCATATGGGCTGTATAAAGTTATATCACATCATTCAATTTAACATATATTACTGTTGTGTGTTCTATTTCAAGAAAATACAATGTAACGTTTCTCTTGATACATTGAATACATTTAATTTATTTTAAGTGTTTAGTCAATTTGGTGGCCAGTGGTTAAGAAAAGAGTTGAATTTCCATCTAGCTCTTTTTTATTTAGATAATAGGCATAATACATAAATCCTTAAAATGTGATATAATAATACAGTTATTGACATCAATTAGGAGGTTTAACATTGAAAAAATTATTCATGGCATTACTACTTGTTATAGTCTCTGTGCTTTCAGCATGCAGTACAGGTGATGGGAAAATTTCTAAAGAAGAATTTAAACAGATTGAAAACGGAATGAGTATGAAAGAGGTCGAGAAAATTGTAGGCGGAAAAGGAGAAGAAAGCGTTAATCAATACAATCCATCACTTGTTGAATATAAATATCCTGCATTAGATGGTGTAGAAGAAGATGGTTATGTTTACATATTGTTTTCCGATAGCAGAGTAGATGTTATTTTAGACTTTGGATTATTGCAAAAAAAAGATGACACTATAACAAAGGATACAGCAAAACCTGTACAAGAAACTGCTCCAATGCCTGTACAATCAATAGAGTGGGAAGAAAAAATAAAAGAAGTCTCTTCGGGTAGTGGAACCACAACAGAAAAATTTGATGAAATAAGCAAATATGCTCATGATTACAAACCATCACAGGCTGAAGTGAAACAATTTGGTGATGACATTATTAAAGAATACAAAGATAAAATTACATTAAAGATGTATCTAACCATGAGTATATGCTATCTAACATTTTCAAATCACAAGTTGTTGATAAAAATGCATCAGAAAAGCCATTAAAAAATTTCGCATTCGATTTCTGGCAAAACTCTAAATACAATTACCGTGGTGTAGAAACTACAACAAGTAGTGCTACACAAGCTAATGAACGCCAAATGGATAAAGCTTTAAATAAAATGAATAAATAATCCACTTTAATTTTAGGAGGATATATTATGAAAATTGTACGCTCTATATTTAAAGCTTTTCTTTTAATAGGTTTAATTGTAAAGCCAGTACTTAATGCATTATCGAAAAGTAAATTTTAGTATAATTGCAATAAAAAAGCCGACTCATATGAAGTGACCCCTAAAAGTTAGACACGGTTATTTCATTAGGCAGCTCGATAAAAATGAGTCCGGTATTGCACCGGGCTCATTTTTAATTTTGCTTTTATCCGTTTTGTATTGTAATAATCTATATATTTTTCTAATTCTATTTTGAAGTGCTCTACACTTTCAAACTCTTTTATGTAGAGAAACTCAGACTTCATGATTCCAAAGAAATTCTCCATTACTGCGTTGTCATAACAGTTGCCTTTACGAGACATACTTTGTACGATACCTCTTTTTTGTAATGCGTGACGGTACTGTTTCATTTGATAATGCCACCCTTGATCTGAATGCATCATTAGTTGGTGATTTTCAGGTAAACCTTCTAATGCTGTCTCTAACATTTCTGAAACAAGTGAATACGTCGGTCTAGAGCCAATTGTATAGGTAATGATTTCACCATTATACAAGTCTAATACAGGTGATAAATAAAGTTTCTCACCGAATAATTTAAATTCTGTAATATCGGTTACCCATTTTTCATTTGGCGTATCTGCCGTAAATTTACGCTCTAAAATATGAGGTGCGATTTTACCAACTGTTCCTTTATAAGATTTATATTTTTTCATACGTACAAGACATTTTAAACCTAACTCTTTCATAATTCGTTGCACTTTTTTATGATTCACTATTTGATTACGATTGGCTAACTCATCACGAATACGACGATATCCATAACGACCTTCGTGTTCATCATAAATCGCTTTAATTTCTACTTTTAAATCGGCATCTGGATCGATTCTATCCATTTGTTTTACATAAAAATAATAGGTGCTTCGAGGGATATCCGCTAACTTTACTAATTCTTTCACTTGAAACTCATGCCTTAATTCATAGACTACTTGTGCCTTGTCTTGTTTGGTGATTTTTCCTTGTTTTGAACTAAGGCATTCAACTTTTTTAAATACGCATTTTCCATACGTAAGCGTTCTAATTCAGCTTGTAACGCTTCAACTGAACCTTCCGCCGGAATCTTTTTAGTATCATGTTTTGTGTTTTTATTTTTCATGGATGGACGCCCCTTTTTCTTTGGTTCAAGGGCATCTAAGCCACCTACTTCAAATTGCTTCTTCCATTGATAAACCGTTGTAAAAGAAGGAATCATGAAGATAGCCGCTGTATCCATTAACGATATACCCGATTGAGCCATAAAATTTAGTACGTCTAGTTTAAACTCTGCGGTGTAATTTGTATAGACCTCGTGTAAACCTTCTTCTCCATGGAGTTCGTATAAGCGTAACCAGTATTGAAATTGTGCCTTTGTAATATGCATCTGTTTTGCATATTCTGCTTGAGAAATTATTTTCGGATTAAATCCTTGAACGAGCGTTAACTTTAAATCCTTCGTAAATTTTGTCATACAAAAAACTGCACCTCCAATTGTTAGACTGTGTCTAACAATTGGGGTGCAGTTCAATATAAGTTGGCTTTTTTAAATTAAAAAGATTTTCTATCCATTCTACAATGGATTTCCAAAAAGAAAAAAGTAAAATAACTCCTACAACTAAAGACACTACGAATGAAATAACAATAGGATGTCTTTCAGCAAAAGACTTCTTTTCAGTCGGAGTTGTAGCATTATATTGATGCCCAATAGAGGAATTTTTAATTTTGTTTTTGTTACCAATACGTATACTCATTTTCTACCACCAAATAAATGCCCTAACATAGATCTAGACACTTTATTTTTATCACCTAGTTGTATTGAATTATCATAAAGTATTTTCTCAATATTATATGTAACTTCCGCTTTCTTAGAGGTGTCATCTTCTACTTGAGACTTAATATCTAAATCATCCAAGTTTTCAAACTGTTTTTCAAGTTCCATAATAACTTCAATTAACTTAGACTTTACATGAGAAACAATTCCATTAAGCTGATTAGACCCTATCTGCATCCTCATTCCCAAAATCTGAAGCTGTCTTGTAGATATGGCGTGACAAAAACTTGTAGGAATAATTGATGCATAATTCTCACGATTTTCTCCACTCAATATGTCTTGAAGTGCTCCAATACCATCCGTTATTGATACTATTTTAAGTTGATCAATTTCATCAGCTTTTAATAAATTTTCCAAAGGTACAGAAGCAGCTGTGTACTGAGTAGCCCCATTTATAACGTACGTACCTATAGCATTTCCTTTCAGTATTCTATATGGAGGAAGCTCTTCATTCGATGTGTAACCTTGTAGCTCACCGTGAATCCAATTCATAATTGTTTGATTATCCAGATCAGAGAGTATCACCTTTAATCTAAAAAAAATATTCTCAAGATCTTCTCTTCCACTTACTACATCATGTAATAATTTACTTCTTGCCATGTAATCTCTCCTTTTCTAATATATTACTTTTCTAGTCTACTAGATTTAAAAATTACTATCAATTAATTCAGTTCCTTAAAATAAAAAAAGCTCAACAGGACGGCTCTTGTTTTTACTTCACATACACATAGGCTTCACTTGCTGTTACATAGTATGTTTTTCCTTTACTATTGTGCACTTTATATTGCGGTGAACCATTTACATTTACTTTCGCATCAATTGTAAATCCTAATCCTGCATCTACAGACCCAGCCACATCTTTATCCTGCCAAGATGGAGCATCATAGAAACGTAGATTGTTAACTTTTGAAACAATTCGTTTCTCTATAATAATAAATACCTCTTAATATAATCTGAATTTTATATATTTACATTTTTTCTTTTTATCTCATAATTTTAATTAGAAAAAGGAGGAAGAAAATGGTTCAAATCAAGGTAACACCTGAAATGCTAGAAGAAGTCGCAAATAGTGCAAATAATACTAGGCACACCTTAGAATACATACATAATAATTTGTGTAATCAAATTGATTATTTGTGTTCTCAATGGATTGGTGCTTCGAATCAACATTTCGTTCAAATGTTTAATGATGCCAAACCAAAGGCTTTTACATCTATCAATTCTATTGTACAAGTAGAAGAAGATTTGAAACGCATTGCCGAAAAATTCCGCAACACAGATAATCAAGATGTTACAATGGAAGAAGGTGCAATGTGTGGTAAACCCTCTTCTGAAGAAAAAGGATTTGATGGCGGTAAACTAGCTCGAGATATTACTGGTGAATTAACTGGTGAGTATGATATTAGAAGAGCGTGGGATGGAGTTGATCCTTCTACCGGAGAAAAACTGTCAACCTGGGATAGAATTTTTGCAGGTGGAATGGCAGTTGCCGGACTAACACCCATTGGTAAAATTGCTAAAGTAGGAAAAGGCGTTAAGATGACGCATGCTGCAATAGAAAGTAAAAATCTTTTACGAGGAGAGGATTACTTAAAATCAGCAACACGACCAAATGGTATTGGTAAACCACATATCGGTGAGAACGGCAACTTAATTCCAGCAAATAAAGAAGGGATGTATAAGGGCCGACAAGTAACTGTAACTGAACATATCTTAGGTGGATATCGTAGAGGAGCAAAACATAATAGTCCTTATACTAGTTTCTCAATAAAACCTGAGGTTGCAAGTAACTATGGTAAAAATATTATTGATATTGATTTACCTGCTTTAAGAAAAGGGATTAGGGAAGGTGAAGTAAAAGATGTTGCTATTTTAAGCCCTAAGCAAATAGAGCGTTTAATAAAGCAAGATTCCGCAACTACAGATCACTGGAAAAATCTCGCTTTAAATTGGACTAAAAGGGATACTGAATACCTTATTAGAGGGGAAATTCCTAGTAACTACTTTAACATTAAGAAATGAGAGGGATATTCGCTATGAAGCTATACTTTAAAGACATACATTTAGGTGACATTTCAAATGCAAATGGTGATGGTTTTTGGATGTATGGGAATATTAATTTCACTAATAATATTTCTGATTTCAAAGAGTTCCTTAACAAAATGGTTGATGAAAATAATCCGCCTTTAGATGATGTAAATCCAATCCTACTGGATGAAAACAATTGGTTTGTATCTAAAAATAATCAATTAGAGGGAATTGGAATACCTGCCGTCTACTTTGATTCAAATGAAATAGAATGGCGTTGGAGATAAGTAAAAAGGTTCTCTTTACTGAGAACCTTTTTTTCACCTTACCTCACATACACATAAGCTTCATTAGCTGTTACATAGTATGTTTTTTTGCTATTGTCTATTTTTTAATGTACTCGTAGAACCATTTACCTTCAGGCCTATTGTCCATCCAAGCTGTAATCTTATCGAGCTCACCGTTTGGTAACACTTCAGTTTGTAAATATGCGATCCCAGTTAATGGATCAGAGATAACCTCCCCTTTAGTTCCACGTTCAGCCATAGCATTTAACACTTCTGCAACCAATGAGACACCAAAACCACCAGATTTAACATATTGATATCCGCCATTAGAAACAGTTTGTTCTTGTTGTTTTTCTTCTGTGAACCAAGATAATGGTTTGCTTCCAATTAATTTGTTCAAATCACATTTACCAATACCAGGTACATTTCCCTCTTCAGTGTATTGCCAAATATCACATGGATATGCTGGTTTATTTCCACCGTAACGAGGGATCCATACAAAGTCAGCTTTGACATTTGCCATTCCAAATGGAGCATACATATGATGGCCAACATATAAACCAACTTTTTGAGCACCTAATCGGCGTAATTCATCAATAAAAACTTGTGTACCAGCTCGCATATCATTCATCGTTTTAACTTCAACATCCGCCACCCAGATTGTCGCATTTTTGTCGCCACGATTCCAGAAGTCACGAGCCTCTATACGTGCATCATTTTCAGAAACAAAACGACAAAATGCATAGTTACCAAAAGGAATACCATGTTGCTTCATGGCTTGTACATATCCTTTATATAGAGGATCTACATAATTTGAACCATCTTGTACACGAGCGATGATAAAATTTACGTATTGCTTTGCTACAGGCCAATTAATATTACCATTCCATTTTGAAATATCTATAGTATAACCCATTATTTATCGTCTCCTTCTCTATTTACATCATGATCAGACCAAATACCTAATGCGATACCAACTGACAGCAAATAAGGTGCTAATTCATCCAAAAAGCTCTTAGCTTCTGGTACACCGAATTTCGTAAATAAAAATCCAAGCAAAGAAAAAACCGCAACCCATGTTTTCCAGTTGCGGAATCGTTTTTTAATATTCTCTTTTGACATATTACATGCCACCTTTCATTAGTAATCCTAATAAACCGGCTACAATTGCCCCAATGATGATACGGAGAATCCATGTAGTATTGGCGCTAATTTTATCAAGAAGCTTATTTATATTTACAATGTCCTTTTCGTTCACAGTGGTACGTGTTTCTAAGTTGCGAATGTCACGTTGCATATCCTTTTGGTCTGATTTGATTTGGAGGATCTCTTGCTTTAAATCTTGAATTTCTTGCATCGGTTCAGCTCCCTTCAAAATAAAAAGAGAGACTCAATAGTCTCTCTTCAAATATACACATCTATATTTTTCCACTTGTTACCAAACGTTTTATAGTTACCTTTCCTTCATATAAAGTTTCCCAAAATGAATCGATTTTCCCATCAGAGCCTTCGTATATCCCCCAATCACAGCAATCGTCATTAACACTTCTCTGATTGTAATAGTATCTCGCCATTTCCCTAACTACCTCGTAACGTTGAAACATACTTAAATCCATCCAACTCATATCAACACTCAAAGCCTCATCCGCGTTTTCAGTTTCTACTTCGTAAATGTATTTCTTTTCTTTATCTTCTTTATATTTGATTGCACTTTCTAAATCTGTTACTAAATAAATTGATTTTATACGAGAAGGAAATGAAGGGAATTCTTCAATTCTAATTTCTTCAAATATTTTCTCTTTCAAGTAGAGTGTATAACCCTGATGGTTATTAACAAAGAACCTTTCATTACAAACCGTTTCCCCATACTTAGATCTTAGTATTGTACCCATTTTTAATTTGTCATTTGAAACATGATAAAAACTCCCCAAATCATTACCTCCTAAAATTCATATCTAAGGATATTTTACCATATTTTTATATTTCTACTTTAGAATAAAAGCCGTATTTTATGCAAAATAAAAACAGCTTATGACTGCTCTGGTTTCTTATCATTTAAATTTTGAAGTAACAGTTGTTCTAAAACTTCAATTCTACGGTTCATTTGTTTATTTTCTTCTTTTAACTCTTGAATTTCAGCATCTTTCGCTTGTTTTTCTTCTTGAAATGCCTTTATTTGAATTGCTACTGAAGAATATATTTCAGCTGCATTTCTTGTTTTTGTAACAAAACACTCAGGAGTATTTTCATCATCTGCAATCCACCCATAGTGAGTTTCTATATCGTTTGTTGTAAGAATTGGGTCCCCTTCAACACGATTCATTCGCTTCTCATATAAGTCTTCTATATCTGTTTTCAAGTTGTATTGTTGGATTTGAAGTGCCATAATTTTTCCTATTGCGCTAAACTGCACGTCACGAATATTTGTTTTGTATTCACGTTTCGATGCCGTTTGGAAAGCTGATGCCGTAACAGCGTTATATGCACTTCCTGACCCATTTTTAACTTGAAGTGTTTTATATCCCTCAACGTTACCATTTCGTAGCATTACTGTTTGGAATCGAAGGTCTGTTTCAGCGTTGGGCGTTGCAACTATATCAAGCATATTTTTTCCTTTTAAGTTGAATACAATGGAAGACTGACTGTCCATCCATACGGATTTAGATCCACCTTTTAACGTTATTCCACCAGCAGAGTCTACCCAAAATGCGTTCGATGGATTAGATACTGTGAAGGTAGCACCGTTGGCTACTTCAACCCAATATGATCCATTTTTTGCATACTGACTTATACCTTTTCCAGAAGTGATAATTGTATGCCCACCAGAATTGACCTCTGTATTCTGATTACTTTTCATAAACAAAGCCCCACCAGTAAGAATATCTACATGGCTTACAGAATCTAAACGAATTGTATTAGTATAAGCGCTAAATTGTTTATCAGACCTTAGGGTAACTCCGTTATTACCAGTAATATAAATATAGTTATCTCCATTAAGAGATACATCCCCCTTTGTATCCACATTTAATTTAGCGCAATAATGTGGAGTTTGATCCGCATCATAACCTTTAACAATACCAAAGGTACCGGTATAGTAATTTTCTCCTTTCACTGGGAATTGAGATATTGTTAAAGTACCATCGCGGAAACGTGATGTATCCACATCATCATGCATAAGTATTGTTGGTTGTATTTGGCTATCAACAGCTCTTTTGTAATAACCAATAAACATTCGCGTTAAATTCGATTCCATCAAGCGTATGAATTGTTTTTGGATGTGTACATAGTTAGTACCGTTGTCTGTCCGTACTGTAGAACCAACTATCTCTCCACCACGTACTAAGTTACCGTTTAGCACACCCGTTGTAATGAAATCAGCGACAATCCTTCCATCCATTGTGATTGCCGTATTATAGGGTCCATTAATGCCTGTGGAGGAATAACCAAATCCATTGATATTCCATTGCCACACTTTTTTAGCGGTTCTTTCATCAGCTGTATCCATAATCAAAATTCTTTCTGGATATATACGAACATGGCCACCGAAACCGCTATTGATTAAATTCGTAGCATTTTCGCGTGCTTGTTCTAATATTGATTTTTCCATTCCTTTAACGTTGTTTTTAATACCATTGACGCTATCTCTAATATCATTGAAGTTATTCTCAACATTATCAACTCTACCTGTTATATCAACGAATGACTCTTTAAAATTGCCTAATGTCAATTCGATATACTCTTCATTGATCGGATCGTATTTGTAATGATTAACTTTAGCTTCAATTTCGAAACCGTCTTCTTCATGTATAACTGTTACTGTATCTCCCATATATACACGTTGTAATACCGCCAAATCTTTATACTCTTCAATTTGAGATAGCTCTTGAAACTCTACTTTATATGTCGCTTTTGGATAATCAACATGTTGTTCATCGTACATTTTTTTTGCGGCATTGCGTAACATTTCATATGCTTGTGGTAACGGAACTGCGTCTTCGTCGTCAGCATAATCACCAATAGCTGCTTTAATGTGTTCAAATTCAACAACTCTAATTTTAGGTTTAATATATTTACTAGCGTTATAGCTTTCCACGTACTTTTCTGGTAACAGTAGTCCATCAAAACCTTTAGGCATCATTCGAGTTATAACACCTTGCCAATCAACATCGCCTTCATATCCTAATAAATCTTTTTTGTGTTGAATAACAACACCGCGATCTTTTCCACGTTCTCTTAGCATGTGGACGGTGAAATTATCCCTTTTTAATTCCCCGCCCCAACGACTAAGAAAAGAGTTGTCCTGGCTGTTATCAAGTATTGCTTCGACCGGGTTTTTTCTAACCAAACGAGAACTAGAAATTGTATTGATATCACTAATGAAATTAAAATTAGTGTTATATTGCATACGTTCTTTCATTTGTTGTAATGCTGCTTGTCCGCCCTTTTCTTGAATAAATGTATCTTCAATCAAGTTATCAACGAGATCATAGAATACGTGATAACAAAATACGTGTAATTCACCCATAGAAGGTGCAGGTCGTGCTACACGAAACAATTGATTGCCATCAGGTGTTGGCGCTTTGATTAAACATTGACCACCTATTTCTAATCCATGCGGAGCGAATAACGGATATTTAAAACTTAAGACATATAAACCATTTAATTCTTCTTCAATAACTGCATCGTAAATATTATCGTCTAAAATACCTATACCATTGTGAGTAAAATCCGTTTCAGTTGGTTTATATAATGTAATCATAAGTAACGCCACCTCGGGTCAATTTGTAACTTTGTAACAGTTCCAGTCCATTTTATTGTGTTTGCACCTTCAGAGAATGTGGGAAAATTACCGATCATATTACTATTCATCGGCGTAGTGTTCGAATATGCTTCTTTTAACTCGGAATCAATTACTACTGAACTATTTACATTTTTAATTAAGAATGAAACATCATTTATCGTAACAGTAATTGATCCACTACCATAAATCGTTATTTTAGGTAATGAATACTTAGTGCCCGAGTTTACAAGAGTAGTTGTCTTAGTTATTTCCAAAGGTTGTAGAATAGCATATTCGAATGGATCAGCTACAAAAGTCACTTCGAATTGTCCATATTCTTCTATTTCATTAGCGATACTACCTATTTCCACACTTTTTATTTTTCTATAAACGTTATCATCTGTAAAAGAAAGGGTTTTAGCGTTCAATAGCCACGCTTTTATACGTCGTAACAATGGTTTGATGTTATAATCTTCTAACAAGTTAAAGTCAATCTTGAAAGTAACGTCTTCATAACCATTTTTCTTTGTTAATGATCCGTTTTCTCTACCAGGAACTTCAATAAACTCTATTTTTTCTTTTGCTGTTGGTATGTCAGGGCGCTCTACCATACAAAGAAGATAGTCACGTCCTAATATTTCATTTATTCGAATATCAACCACGTCGCGCCCTCCCTATACCGATATTTAACATTTGTCCTTTCTTTGCAAACCAATCATCAGCTTTTTCAAACATTTTATTTAGATCACTTTCATTTTTAACAGTTGTATTAAAAGTCACTTCATTTTTAATTTCTTGTGGTTGTTGTTGCTGATTAGCGTTAACACCTTTACTCAATGACAATGAATTGTTAACAATGTTAGGTAAATTAGAAAGAATACCATTGCCACCTATTGTTTTAGTAATCCTTTGTACCGTATCTCCTAGTGCACCTCCAGAAGAGAATGGAGCTAATGGAACGCCTTGATTTAAATTAACAGCTAATGCCCTTGGCGCGGCGAACGATGCAGGCGCGGCGAATGATGCTGGGGCAATTCCTTGATTTCCTGTATTATCGTTAACACTTATAGAATAAGAACTGCTAAATGGATTTAATTTGTTTAAAATGCCACCAGCTTTATTCCACGCTCTTGTAACCGTATCGATAATACCGTTCATTACTCTTATAATAGAATTCCAAAGATCATAAAAGAAACCAACTACACTATTAATCGGTTTGTAAACACTTTGAAGGATATCTGAAACATAACTCCAATTGCTACGCACGATGTTAGAGATATAATTGAATGTTCCAGACACGCCAGAAGACAACCTATCCCAAGCGCCAGTTACATTAGATACGACATTGTTCCAAATACCAGAAGTTATGGCATAAACTACATTCCAAGCGCCTTCAATTCTGCTTTTCACTTCATTTACTGCATTACTAATATTCGAAGTTATCGTATTCCAAACTCTCGAAATAGTAGAAGTTATTTCATTCCATTTGTTGGATGTTGTATTTTTAGTTGAAGTCCAACCGCTTGTAACAGTATCTGTTGCTTTATTTATCTTGTTCCTAATATATCCAACAATCTCATTCCAAACATCAGAAATAAACGTCGAAACCACGTTCCACGCCTTTGATGTTATATTTAATACGTAATTCCAACCTTCCTGTATTTTAAGTTTTATAGGGCCCAAAAATTCATTTACAGTATCAGTGATCCATTGCCATGCTTCACGGATTATATTAGTAATCCAATTCCACGCTGTACTGGTTGCACTTGTGATTGCATTCCACAATTCTGTGATAGTGTTAACTAACATATCTCTATATTCTATAAAAGTAGAGGAAATAGCATTCCAAGCTTCTTCGATGTAAGGTTTAATCCATTCCCAGAATTGTGTTACCGGTTCTTTTATTAATTCCCATCCTAAAATGAAAGCAGTTAATAACAACTGTAAAGGGAATGTTATGATTTGGAATAGAATATTCCAAGCTATTTGCGCGATCTCTTTCAAACCTTCCCAGAATGCTGAGAAACCTGATTTTACAGCTTCCCATGCGTCAGAACAAATTTGTTTGAACGAATCCCATGTACTTGAAAACCATTCAATCGTTGCTGTCCACATTTCATTTGCTATGTTGCCAACTTCAGCCCAAAAGTTATTCCAATTATTTTTAAACTCTTCCCATTGTTGACTAAACCATTGCGATATCATATCCCATGCCATTTGAATCGATTGGGTTACATTATCCCAACCTTTAGAACAAGCATCGCTAATTGTTGTCCATAATTCTGACATCCATGTTGAAAATTGGCTCCATTTTTCTTTAAGCCAATCTGTAATACCTCCCCAGTTGTTAAATATAGCTATAACTGCTACGACTGCTGCTATTATTGCAGCTATTGCGGCTACAACTAATGCGACAGGAGCGCCAACAAATGCAGCTATTACGGTGACTACTATCCCTATCGCTTCAGCTATAGCTGAAATCCAACCTATTAGAGTACCGATAAAACCAATTACCGAACCGACGGCGGTTATTATCGTCCCTATGGCTGTTATCGTAGCTCCTATGACTATTAATAACGGGCCAATTGCCGCCGCTAATGCCGCAATAATTACGATTGTTTGTTTAGTTTTAGGATCAAGTTTAGAAATCCAGTCCATTAATTCTTTGAATGTTTCAACAACAGGCATTAACGCAGGTAATATTTCAGTCCCGAATTGTACGGCTAAAGTATGAAGTGTTTGTTGTAATTCTTTGAATTTATTTTCCGGTGTGTTCTCCATTTGTTCAGATAAATGTTTAACCTCTCCGGTAGCATTCCGGGCATCATCAGACATTTTTTTAAGCTTTTCGCCGCCACTATGAACAAGTATTTGCCACGATGCTAAATGTTCTTTACCGAATATTGTAGCGATTGTAGCGTTTTGTTGTTCTTGTGTCATTCCTTGTAAACCGTGTTCAAGTTCGTCCATGACTTGAGGTAATTGTTTCATTTGTCCGTTTGCATCAAATGCACTGAATCCCATTTTCGCCATAGCTTTAGACATAGCCTTTGTTGGCTTAGTTAAGTTAACGAAACCAGATTTCAAAGCCCTTGCCGCTACAGACGCTTCAATACCATTAGATTGTAATAAACCTACAGCAGAAGCGGTTGTTGATAAATCTTGTCCAGCTGAATTTGCAGTTGGCCCAATAATTGACATTGCTTCTGTTAGAGAATGAACGCTAGCTTTTGTATGGTTAGCTGTATAAGCGAATATGTCAGCCATCTTATTGATACCAGCTATATTCTGCTCAGCGTTATTTGTTTTTTGTCCTGTAGCTTCATAAGCAGATCCTAATCCGTCCACAGTTTTTGATAAATCTTCATTCGCGCCACGGGCAGTATGGAGAGAAACAGTCATGATTCGCATCGCTTCTTCTGCTGTGTAACCGTCTTTAACTAACACAAGTAAACCTTCATTTATTTTTTCGGTACTAACACCAAACTTTTGAGAGTTAGCAAGGGAACTATCCCACATTCTGCTCATAACGTCGTTAACTTGTTGAGAAGTTACCCCTGTTGCGTTTACCTCTTTTCGAATATCAGCCATTTCATGTTGGAATTTCGATGCTTCTTTTGCAGCGTAACCCATGGCGCCAGCTATAGGAGCTGTCACTTTCATTGACATGTCTTTTCCTACACTAGAAACACTTTGACCGACTTCTTTTACTTTGTTACCGAATTCTTGAACGTGTGATTTAGCTGTTTTAAAGCTGTCTCCAACTCTTCTTTCTAGAGCTTGCGTTTCTCTGCCTAGTTCAATTTCAGCTTGTCTTGCCCTATTTAATTCGGTTTCTAACCTTTTAACTTCTTCAGATCCAGCGCCGAATGCAGTTTTAGCATTATTTAATTGTTGCGCTAAATTTCGAGACTGTTCACCAGCGTTTTGTTGCGCTTGCTTTAAATAGTCATATTGTAATTTCGCCTTGGAAGTTTCCGAAGCGTTCTTTCCTAGTGAAGCTGCTTGGAGATCGTACGCCGATTTTAATTTATCAGCTTCAGTTTTCAAACTGGAATGGGCTGTTTTCAAACCTTCTAACGCTTGCTTTGACTTACCTATTTCACTATTTCGTAATGCTTCAGCTTGTTTAGCTTCTTTTAATGATTCGGTAGTAGTTTTTATTTTGTTAGAAATTTCAGTTTCAGCAATTTGTGCACGTCGTAACGCTTCTTCAGCCTTCTTTGTTTCTGTTGCATTTTCTCCCCACACTTGTTTTGTTCTTTGAAGTTGTTCCGCTGTCTCTCTTGTTTTGTTTTTAGCGATATCATATTGCTTCTCAAGTGTGGATAACGAAGTCTTATATTTATCAACATCAGTTCCGGTTAACTTCATTTGTGTTTGAGCTAACTTTAACTCTTGTGTTAAGGCTCTATTCGCCTGATTCATTTCGTTTATCTTAGATTTATAATCAGCGGTGTCAGCCTTAAATTTAATTATGGTTTCTTTTGAAGGAGTAGCCATTTATTTTCCACTCTCCTTTTCTTGGATATAGGCTTTCCACCCTTCGTAAGCACTTTTGTTTTCTGCTATTCTTTGAACATCCCTTAAGGGTAAATTCCAAAAGTCACTTTCCGATATTTCAAAAATAAATACGTATAGACTGTATAAGTCCACAACGAATTCAATTTCGAATTTAGGAAGTTTTAAGCCTTTTTTCCGGCTTTTTGTTGAAAACCTTTTGCCATGTTGTTTTTAGCTTCTTTTTTCATAACTGCACCGAAATAATCGAATGCCTCTGACATATCAACTTCATATACTTCCATGAATGCTTCAAATTCCATATATCCAGTAGGATTTGCTTGACGATAAGCCGCATAAACAATACGGAACGTATCTAATAAATCAATGTTTTGAATTCCGCCAGCGTTTAATAAAGTACTTAAAAATCCTTTATCGATAATGCCTTCTTTTTCTAATTTGAATAATGTTAAAGCTGTTAAGTTAGGATTCGCCTTCACTACTTCACCATTTGATAACGTAATTTCTTTTGTCATGTAATTTCTCTCCCTATAATCAAAATTAAAAGGCACTCATAAAGAGCACCTTTGATAGAATTTATTTTGTTTGTGCTGTTTTTCGTAATTTAGCCGAATCAAATTTTGTCATCCATTCTTTTGCAACTGTTTCCGGTAGTTCGATACCTTCATAATAGAAACGACCGAATTCGTCAGATAACGCTGTTACTTCTAATTCTACTTCGGCTAGTTCTTCAGCACCGTTTTCTACACTCTTAACAAAACCTGTTGCACTTGTACAATTAGGGAATGCGATTAAACGTGTGTTTTCTTCGAATATGTCAAGCTCTTCCGCAACGAACGCAAAATCTTTTCCTAAGCTGTCGATACCATATGAGTAAACGCCATCGATCAACCCTTCGTTTGTAATACCAAAAATGTTACGAATAACCTTTAATTGCATGTGACCGCTAATTTTTACATTCATTTGTGTTGGTTTTGATTTTTTCTTTTGAGTAAAGCCGCCGCATTTCTTTTCAACTGATTTAATTTCTGTTTCTGCATCTAATTTACCTACACAACCGAATGGGTCAGTTACATGTTCACCTTTAAAAAGTACACTAGCATTTTTAATCTCGACCGCATCAAATACATCAACTGTAACTGGCATATTATTGCCCTCCTAAAGTTTTATTTATTTTTTCTATTAAAGATTTATTTAATTCCTCAATAGAGTAATCGACCTTTTTATCCACACCACGCTCCATGAACTTTTTGGCCGCCTTTTTCTTACTTGTACCTAATCCCAAATCAGGGAAAACTAAATATCTATATTTCGATTTTGGTTTTAATGTTAATGTTAAATTCTCTTTGTTATCGTCATTAATAGATTGATATAGTTTAGCGTGGGCTTTCTTTCTATTCGATATAGGCATTAAGCCAAGAACTGACTTTTTCATTACTGGTGCAATTCTAGACTTTAAATCTTCATTTATTATCTTTTCTGCAACGTTTGGTAATCGCTCAATGTTTCTTTGCAAAGATTCAAATTTAGAAGCATCAACACTAAAATTAGCAGGCATATTTTACATTCCTTGTAAGCTCGAATGTTAATACATCAACAAAAAACTCTGTATCTTTCTTTCTCATTTTTTCTTTGAGCGATTTATTACATGTGTGGCCAGTTTTACTTAGTGAACTCATAAACTCAACTTGCAATACATCTAAGTCCTCACGATTTTCCGAAAAATAATAAACTGTTACATCTTGTGTAAATGCGCTTGCCCCCGCTCTAACAAACCCACCTGTTTCAAATACAACATGGTTGATTATGGATAGATTCGCTTCATCCCCCTGAACTGAGTCCTGGTATACTTCTACAGTGTGGAAGAAAGACTCTAAATGCTGGACTAGTTTACTATTAAACTTTTCAATTAAATCATTCAGTGTCATCTAGACCACCTACCTTTTGCAAGTATAAATACATGCTATTTTTAAAACGATCCGCTTTAATGATGCTATAAGAATGTCCTCGTAATTCAATTATTAGGCTGTCCACATCCTTATTCTTGAACATAGGAGCGCATAACGTTTCAATTTTCATATCTAACTTTTTATCAATACTTTCAGCGAATTGAATATCAACTTCACGGCACGAAAGTTCCGAAAATCTAAGTCTGATAATCTCGACATTTTTACGTCCGATTACTTTTTTAGCGCTATTCCGGATCGTTTTACTTTCCTTAACGCTAATAAATCCATCATTAAATGTTTTTCTATGTTGTTCAATTGCCATTATTCTTCTTCCTTTCATCGATTGCGACATGTAATATCAATCGTGAAAGTGGTTGTCTGAAGTTACTTTCGAAACTGTCTAACGCATTGTTATATTCATAACGAATACGGTTAATAACTAGCTCTCTTGCGGATAAATTGACGGCTAGATCAAGTTCAGCGCCTACTAAATCATTGATAAAATAAACGGAACGATCTATAAGCTTTATGATGTCCTTGTCTTCTTCATCCCAAGTGATTGCTAGTGCATGTTTTACATCTTCTAACAAATCAAAAGGCGACTGCAATGTCGCCTGTAATTGATTGTCACTCATAAAGGATCACTCCTTATTTTCCTACTGGTGGCGTTACTGGAACGTTTGGATCAACTAAGCCAGTAATATCGTAAACTAAGAATGAATCGTTACGATCAGCACGACCATTAGCGTACATTTTAGCAATATATAAATCTTCATCTTCGATAGCGCGAGTTTGATCGTAAACGTCTAAACGCTGTGCACCACCTAATCCTAAGAAGTAATCCTTCGCCATACCTACAACCATTTTTCCTTTGTCAACCGCATGAGATTTAACAATAGAACCTGGAATTGGAAGTACATTGTATACATAAGTTCCATCAGCATTTGGTCGTGTAGTGTAGCCGTAAATTTTAGCCCAGTAATCAACTGGATTCACGATAAGCATTACATCGTTAGGATTACGTTTGCCATCACGAGTAAGCAACGCCATAATGTTTCCTAATGTATAAGGAGACAGGTCTTTTAAAGTACCCGTTACAGGTTTATCAGCATGAACGCCGTTAGAAACAGTCAATAAATCTTTCGTCATACCGATAGGTTGATCTTTACCAGTACCTTTTACGATAGCTAGTTCTAAAGCAATTTTTAAAGATTCAACTAGTACCGTACGAACGTAACGATCTAACCAAGTTGGGCCAAGGTCAAGCATCGCTTTACATACAGGCATGAAAGCAGATAATTTGTATTGAGTAATATTAATTGTTTCGAAACCTTCGTCTAAAAGTTCTTTATGAGCCTGGCATAATTTACCCCAAAATGCTGTTTGGATATCGCCTTTTTTAAGGATCCACTCAGTCAAAGCACCAACATTTACAAAGTTAATTTTTGAAAGTAATTCGTGCGATTGAACTAAGTCCTCAAATACTCGTTCGATAACAGTTGGCGGCACTAATGCTTCAGTACCAGCAAAAGAGTTACCAGCGATTACCTCGTTGTAATATTTAGTTTCTTGACTAGTTAAAGCACGTCCACCGCGAGCAGCCAAAACAGCTTGGTCACTAGATTGAATAGATGCTTGAGCTAAAATTTCATTTTGAATGCCTTGTGCGAATTGTACTAAGGCGTTGTCTACTTGTTCAGGTGTTCCTGACGCTAAAACCTCGCTTAAATTCTTTTTGTTTTCAGCCTTTGTTTCTAAGTCTTTAATCATTTGTGTTACCTCCAATTATTTAATAGTTTTTAATAAAGAATTCATAAAGTTTGAAGCACGTTCTGCATTAATTGCACGCTTGTCTTCATTTTCAGGTGTAGCAGAAGGAGTAGGATCTGATTCTTCAGTTACCTCTCCTTTTTTGTCTTCCACACCGTTATCAATAGAGTCAACAATCTCGTCACAAAGACCAAAAGATTTAGCTTTTTCAGCAGTCATGTAAGTTTCATTGTCTAATAGCGCTTCTAATTCGAAGAATTCACCATTAAAACGGTTTCTGTACGATTGAATTAAAGCGTCGTCAATGTCACGTAACATTTTTGCTTGTTTCTCTAAAGAGTCAGCATTACCGTACGCATAAGTTGAAGCCCTATGTACCATCATAGTTGTATTTGAAGGCATCACTACTTTATCGGCACCCATTGCGATTAATGAAGCGGCTGAAGCAGCTATACCATCGACAAAAACAGTTACATGCGCTTTGTGATTTCGTAAATAGTTGCAAATCGCAATACCTTCAAATGCATCACCGCCGTTAGAATTGACATGAATTTCAATTTCATCAGCATCAACGTTATCAAACATTTCGCGTGTCTTTTCAGCGTTAATATCACCAAACCAACCAGAGCCAACAACACCGTACATGTAAGCCACAGCCTTCTTACTCTCCGGTTGTTTTTCCATCATTAGGAACTTCGGTTGAATCTTTTCCATTTCCAATATCTTCACCCCCTGTCATAGTTCCACTTATCCTAGCTCTTTCGTAGTTCTTAGTAACATAACGTTCATTAGCCCAATCTTCTTTTATTTGTTCTTTTCCTAATCGTTCTAATACATCGTTTATGCTCATCCCGCCGACCGCGAATAACTTATCGACTGAATTAGCAAACTTAGTAAGGTCGAACAATTTGAAGTTATCCATGTTAAATTTGATGTACGTTTTGCTTAAATATTGTTCTCTAGAGAACATTTTTTTGTTATATTCGTTAGCAATCATTTCCCCTATCGGCCTTACTGCAAATACGATAAAATTATCTAAATCGCCAGTAGGATTACCGGTAGTTGAAATACCACCCTCACTTATTCCACTTAGTAATGAAGGAGGAATGTGGAAAGCAGTAGCGACGAAATCTAACATATCTTTTGCAAGGTTTTTGATGTCCCTCGTATCTAAATTACGTGGGTCTTTACTTTGATCTTCCATTGTTACGTTATCAGGAAGGAACATAACCGCCGCTAAATTTTCTAGGTTCATATAATCTTTCATTTTCTCTTCAAACAATTCTTGTGCTGCTTTTCCGTTTTCGTCTGTTAAAGAATTCATGAATCTACCTTTGAATAAGTATCTTTTTCTTCCGTTTCCACGATAGTCTGACATCGCTTTTGCTAGTAATAGTCCATATGAACTATATAAACTATCAATCACGTTGTTTATCGATTCTTCAGAAAGGCTCAAGTATAGAACATCTTGACCTTTAAATGTTTGAGTTAATAATTTGTTGTTAACCGAAACACTTTTGTAAACATATTCATTAAAACCATTCGTAGTTTCACGATGAAACGATTCAGCTATCCACAGTTCTTCACCTATAGGTAAGATTAACGCTTCATTTTCATAAACTAATTGATAAACAAGCTTGTACCAAAATTCATGAGCATTTTCATTCTTATTTGGCGCTACATTTAATTGATAGTAGTTCAAACTTCTTTTTAACTTACCGCTTCGATAAGATTCAAAATCACAAGCTACTAAACTACGAGCAATTAAATCGATAGCAGCGTTAACATACAATTTCTTGTAAGCAATTTCAACTTTAAGTGTCATCACACCACAATCAACATCCGGAGTTGTTCCATTATCACTTTTTCCTAAAAAGGTTTTAAAAACATTACGAATTCCCAATTTTCCACCCCCTTTCTCAGAATGACCATACTTGCATATCGTTTAAATCGACTGCATAGTCTTCTAGATCACCGTCGAAATTGAGTGCGTGTGTGAACGCAAAAAACCCGTCAGTTTTTCTTTTGACAGGGTCGATTTTTTTATATTCTTTTGAGCCATTTCCTAGTTCGTCCACGTAAACATTCCCACAATACCAACGCATAACAGGATCATCGTGGAAAACAATATTATGATTGATGAATAGATGTTGAATAAGTGGATCTAACATAGCATGGATATACTGACCACGCCTTACCACTTGAACACGGTCATTAAATCCTGCTTGTTCTAATAAAGGTTTCAAAATAACTGAACGGAATTTATCAATTGCTAAATATTTAATGCTATAAGTTTTCGCTTTTTCTAAAAACCAATTGATAACACGTTCGGGTTTAATTTCTTTATCGTAGACGATGGTGAAGAGTCCTTTTTCCACACCTATATCTATAATATCTTGATTAATATCCTGCATTTTCAACGCCTGATGCCATATAAAAGTGTGGTGAATCCAATAGCGCTTCCCTTGTCGTTTAAATAACAAGCCGACGCTGCAGAAGTCACGTAATTCTGCGTAATCCACACCACCAATGCATTCATATAAATGTAAATCGTCTGGTAGTTCTTGATCTGTTGCAAGAAGATCCTCATAAGTAGCAATTTTATGTTGAAATAACTGCTTCGGAATATTCATCCGTTTAGTCAAAAATTCCACATGCATCGGAATTGATGTTTGACAATCAGCCCATTCTTCTTTCATCGTTTCAAATAATTCTTTGTTATCTCGAATAGAAGGATTGGCTTTTTCCCAGTTCTCAATGTCTTCTACTTCTTCTTCAGAATCCAATTTGCAGATGAAGGGGAAAAGTTTACTGTTTTCAACTTCACCTTCTAACACAAGACGACTTTTTTCTTTGAAATCGTCAAGTACACCACCACGCACATATCCATCGGTAGTTAAATAGAATGTTCTACCATCCTTCACCTTACCAAGAGCAGAACGGAAAACTTTGATAGAAGCGTAGTCTTCGTATTCGTGTATTTCATCGAAACATACAGCTCCTGGTCTTAAACCATCCTTTGTACGAGCATTAGAAGTGTGATATTGAATCTTCGACTTCGTGCTTTTGTTTTGTATTAAAACCTTAGTGGGTTTATAGAAGGCTTTTCTCAGTTTCTTTTCATGTTTCGGGTCTTCCAATACATTTTTTACATCTTCAAATGTTGTTTTAGCTTGTTTCTCTGATGTCGCAACCCATTCTATATTGTAGTTATTAATACCGAATGGTTTAGATTCCATATAGAAGTTTTGATAGCCAGCAAAACCATTTTTACCGCCACCACGTCCCATAAGTATTAAAATTTGATTCCAAACTAAACGATTAGTATCTTTATATCTGACACCAAATACACAAGCATTAACAAATTTTTGCCATGTAAATAATTCAAATGGAAAGTAAGGGGCCGGAACGTTTACACTGTCCTCAATTGCTTTTACATCTATATATACATTTGGATCATCTAAAGTTTTTCTAACTAATTTCATCAATTGTTTTTGTTCTTTACATGATCTTATCTTTCCGCTTTCCACAAGCTCCATGTACTCATTGATATATGGATGGTATTTATAGACGTTACAATTCGATGTCATCGTCATCCACCTCTTCGCTTACCCCTTTAAGCCCAAGTTCATTAAGAATCTTTAACATTTGTGTATTAGTTTTATTCAACTCGTTAATGCTATCGTTTTTCTTCATAAATCCATTAGCCCCTAAAACTGAAACACCTCGATCTTTCACATCAGCTATCAATTTGTTTTTTATATCCCAAAATGACATATAATCTTCTACTAAATCCATAAAATGAGCGTGTATGATACCGTTTGTGCCAAGCTGTTCGTATAAATCATCTCTTATTTTATTTCTAAGCGTTTTTTCTCTATTTTTTTGAAGTTTTGCAACCTTTTCTGAAACATTTTTTAGACCTTTTTCACTTATCATGTCTTCCCAATAACGACTGCGCCATGATTTAACAGTACTAACAGATACGTTATATTTATTAGCGATATCCTTATATTTAACGCCTTCTAAGAAATCTTTGAACGCTAATTCATATTTATTTTGTTTTCCGCTCACAATATCACCACCCCGCTTTTTTATTGGATTTTTTTGAAGATTAATTTTAAAAATGACACTTGCAGGCCCGAAAATAGTAATGTATAATTTTATTTAGAAAGTAACAGTGACAACGGCTCACTGATCACAAATATATAACAAAAATTTTCATCATCCCAAAGAAGGGATGGTATTTTTTTGCCTTTTTTTACTTTCCACGCGCGAGAAGCAAAAAATAAAAAGAGAAATCCCCCCTCGCGTTGCTCGGTCCCCCAGCAAAATTGTTTCTATATTTTACCCGGGGGGTGTCTCAGGAAATTTATCTCAAATTATTTTATAGCTAAACCAAAAAACTTATCAGCGTATTCAATTATTAAGTTAGCTTCTTGTAATTTTAGATTTAAATATTGTTCTAGCCAATGTTCACGTAAAGAATTCTTGACTGTTTGTAAGGATGTCTTCTCACATGCTCTTGGATTACATATGTGTCTTATCTGTTTGTATGTTGTGTAGATATCATTTCCAAATCGTTTGTATAAGTCTACATCAGCAAACGTTCTATCAGTTGGCTTCTTGCGTTCTATTTGTCTTATGATATTTAATTCATACGTATTACTTTGTATCGTTAGGCTGTCCACACTTACCACCTCTCTTCATCTACTATCGTGCATCGCTTCTTCACTATGTTCTTCTCTTTGCTATGTTCTTTGTTATGGCATTGAATACATAGCGTTTCTAGGTTGCTTAATGTGTACGCTAAGTCTGGTCTGTCACGTAACTCCTTTATGTGATGGACGTTCCTACCCTTGCTATACTTACCTTTGCGCTTGCACTCCTGACACTCGCTATTATCTCGCTCGAGCGCTAACATTCTTATGTGCTTCCGCCAATAAGGATGTTTATAGAACTTAATGATATTATCTTGCTCATATAGTTTATTAATCTCTTGTATTGTTAGAGGTTGCATGAACTATTCTCACCTCTTATCTTTCCTTAACAACAAACAAGACGCTACCCAGATCACGGCAACGCCTACAATAGTTGCTATTGGTTTAATCATTGTTTCTCTCAAGTAACCCTAACTTACTTTGAATACTCAAAAACGAATATCCGTGTGTAAATCCTACAATGCTAATACCTGGCGCATATTTATGTACTAGATCCTCATTGTATGTTTTCTTATAATAATCCAATTTAGAAATGATATTATAATGGTCATTAATAATCACTTCATCTTCTGGGAATCCTTCCATCCTTATAACGACAGCAACATACTCCGAACCTTCATTATTCGCTTCATTAAAGCACTTCTCTAATCCTTCTAATGTTAAAACCATCATTCATCCTCCTCCAAAATAAAAAGCACCCGAATGGATGCTTTGAAATTGGTTATTAATTTGTACTTTAATTACGGTACGTGAAGTTTTACCCTTATTCCAATCACCTAATGATGAACCGCTGATATGCATCAACAATATTAAGTAACTGGAAGAAGAGCAAAAGCTCTCCCTAATAACGGTATCATTCAATCGTTACCATCTGCTGGTTTCGGATTTTATGTGCCATCATTATGAAACCGTTTAGACAACATATAGTTTACAAAGGAATTTATGAGTTGTGTTTTCCGCCACTTCTCACAATACAAATATAACATGCTAAAAACCAAAACGTGTCCGTAAATAGTTCGCAAATTGTCCGCGAATAGTTCGCATTTTTTATAATAAAGATAGATTACCAATCCATGTCAGCGTACCTTTCTGCCAACATTGCTTCACGTCTAAAGAAAAACTCTAAGTTTTCATCTGATTTTATAGCATTTTTATATAACGATAGGCTTTCATCATCAAATAATATATCCATACCGGACTTAATTAATCTCATAGCCCTTGCCCATTGATTATCTTGATATAAATATGTTTCAAATTGCTCAATAACTTGGCATATCTCCATAAAAGTTTCCTCATTTTTATTTATGAGTGAAAAGTGATTTTGCTGTGTCATACTAACTGGAATATATCCTATCCCATCAACCTTTGCTAATAACGAACCATCTCTTTTTTCAAATCCACCATGAGCAAATTTATTACGATGTTGTTCCTTAATCGATTGTAATTTGTCAAAATACTTCATTACTTCTGTTTTTCTACTAGGTTTAAATACTTTTGTAAATTTTAAAGTCCAAGTATCTGCAATAAAACTTGATATACTTTCAGAGTTTTTATCAAAATCACTAAATGGCAAGAGTAATACCATTAAATGTTCTTGAAAACTAAAATAAGCATCTAACATAGCTTGAGTATAAAAAAATGCCTCCTTATTCCTCTCTATTTTTTTTATATAATTTGTATAACCATCTTTATCAGTTGTTTCACCCTCACATTCATTCTGATTATATAAGGTACAAGCCTTTTCTTTAAAATACAGATATCTATCTCTCAGCAAAGCACTTTCATTAGAAAATGTAATATCACCTTTATTAACAATTTCCTTCAATACCGGAGACATTAGATTATCAACTATTTTAAGAGCTCCATTTATTTTTTTAATTAACGACTTCACTATCGATTCATCATCCGTTTCAGAAATTAATCTAAATCCGAATTTTCTAACCGTAAAATTAAAGTTTATTCCTTGATATTTAAATGGGACTGCCCACAGTACTTTTTCCATTGGTTGATATTCATACTCAAACCCTTTCAAATATACCAACACAAAAAAGACCATTTCAGGCTGCGGTAATTTAATTTCTAATTTATTCGCCATAAAACTATTAATTTTTAAAACTTCTTCCACCTCAAAACCTGTCAGATTTGAAGCTGTAAATCCTTCAGTACATTTCTCAAAATTATTCCACTGTTTTATATTCTCTCTTTTAAACCTAGCTACATAATCTTCCACTATGTTCCCCCTAATTAACTTATTGATATTTGTTATTAATTTATCATATTTTCATTGTTTTTCATTAATTTATTTTAAATTTGAATTAGCTATAAACTAGATTGTGTTAAATTCACCTATTCCGTTTCACCTTAGAGGTATCAATCTTTTTCGTATTTTATAAAAATGAATTTGACACTTTTCTTTTGTAGCTAATTCCGAAAAAGTAAGCGTACACACAAACTTTACTCAATTTTAATTACGTTTATATAAATCCAAATTATCTACACAATAAAAAGGGATTGAATAAAATTATAAACCTTTTATTCAATCCCCTTTATCTTCATGATTAAATTTTTTAAAAGAAATAACCGTTCCTTTTCCTTTATTTTCATCTAGATATCCTACAGGTAAATTTACTATAGCCTCTATATCTGATTGACATAATCTAACTTCCTCACAAATTTGCTTCTTCGTCTTAACGTGATTATCTATAATTAAATCAATTGCTTCTTTTAATAATAATGGTGATTCACTTTGTAATAAATCATCATATGGCTCTTGAGTTCTCCAACCTTTTTTCGCTATTTGCTTCCACAAATAACTTGCTTGATAATCATTTATTATATTTAACTCTCTTGAACGATATATCATAGCTTGTATAGAAATCTGCCATCTCTTTTTTAAAAGTAAGTAATAATCCAATGTATGACTAATAAGTTCCTCTGAAAAGGATTTAGCAGGCATTAAAAACGAAGATGCAAAATAGTTAGCTTCATCCTCCATACGCTTATAAACTTCTTTTTTATTAAAGTCTTCTTTTTTTACATGTTTGTGTAATAGATAATGTCCTAATTCATGCGCTAATGTAAACTTTATTCTTGAAGGAGTAGATCTTTCATTACCAACAAGTATAAAAAGTTTATTTCCAATCCACCTAGAGCAGGCATCTATTGCAAAGTCCTCAGATTTTATCAGACTTACTACTATTCCATGCTTTTCAAATAAATGTGTAATATCTGAAATCGGCCCCTCATTTAAATCCCATTGCCTTCTTAATTCTGATGCTATATTTTCAATATCATTAAAATCTGTAGGCATAAAGTGTTCTTGATGGTTTATATTCGTTTCTGGAAGATCAGATTTTGGAAATTCTAATATTGTCTCCAAATAATCAAATATACTTATAAGCCATGAAATCTTGATTTCGTGAATTCTTTTTAACTTTGCTGTTGCGTTAGCTTTACTTCTAAAATACACGATTTCTTTTTCTATTTGCCTATATCCATCTTCAAAGAAGTAATCATATGGAAGATTTAATATATTCATGATGCTTAATAGAACTTCAGCAGGCGGTATTGATTTACCATTTTCATATTTGGAGAGAGCTTGATGAGTCCTCAACCCAATTTTCTCTGATAGTTCTCTTATTGTTAATCCTCTTGATTCGCGGCCCTCTTTTAACTTATCAGGACAAAAGGATCTATTTACGTTAATTCTTACCCCCATTTTCGTGCACTCCTTGGGCAAAATTTTTAAATCTAACTAATTGTTCTCTTGAAATTTCATTCTTCTGTTTATCTTCTTCCGATGTGCCAACTAGATGTAATTCTTTAGTAAGATCAATACAACTAAACCATTTTCCGCTTCCATCAGGAACTCCTAAATTTACAAAAGCAACTCTTCTATTAATTTGATGGTGTGTAAGTTCTAAATAACCAGGTTCCTCAATAATTTCTTGTTTATCAAAATTAATATAATACTGATTGTCTCTTTGTAATAGAGATCTGTACATCGCTTTTCTCGCTGTCTTATCTTTACTTTGTACTCTATTTATTGTAATAACTACATTTTCTGTTTGCAGTTCGACATGATAAGCTGATTTGTTTTTATTAGGTACAATTTGAGTTGTAATGTCCTTAAGTATGCCCTTATTTGCTGCTTCATATAAAGTAAACTGAGCAGCTATATTGTCAAGATATCCTATATGCTTTTTCCCTAAAGCCCATTGTAAAAAAGAAATATCTTTTATGGAAGCATCCACTAATTCATAGGCTTGCTGAATCAACGGAACAATTTGTCTCCGAACGCCTTTAGATATCTCTTTATCAATAAATTTCTTCACATCGATTGGCACACCGATATCCATAATAAGCAACACCTCATTTTTAATTTAAGGTTCTACCCTTTGCAACCATTTTACCCTTTTTAGTTATTTTTGGCAACTCAATAACCGAAATATTGAGAATACAAATCACATTTAAATATATTCTTAAATCTTAAATTTCCTCTGATAATCATTTAATGTATCTTGTTCAATCCCTATATATCTTAAAGTCTCTTTCTGATCTGTATGATTTAACATCTTTTGTAAAGCAACTACATCTTTAAATTGCTTATAATGATGATACCCATATGTTTTTCTAAGTGAATGAGTCCCTATACGTTCTAACCCAAATTCCTCTGCAGCTTGATTTAATATTAAATAAGCCATAGCACGAGTAATAGGTTTGTTCTTTCCATTCCTACTCTTAATTAGATATTCATTCTTCGGCTTTCCTTCTGTATAATTCCTGATAGCTCTCTTTAATTCTGAAGGCATCTTCACATCTTTAATCTTTTTTGTTTTCTTTTCACGTATTACAATATTCCATCCCTCAACATCTCGAACACGTAAACGCAATATATCCGATATTCTGAACCCTGTATTAATACCAAGAAGAAACAGAATGTAGTTCCTCTCATTCTGCTTCTTATAGAATTCTTTTATTTCTTGTATTATTTCTTTATCTCGAATTGGCTGCACAATATTCATACACTTTGCCCCTCTTTTTGTTTACCTGTTTTTATAAATACCTCTTTCTTTAGATTGAAAGCTAAACGTAATATCGCACGTCCTTTCAATTTATAATACTTTGTTTTACCTATACCTAAATCCATCCAGATATCTGGATCATATCCAATATCATCTTCCATATAAAATTTCACAATTACCTCACGTTCATCATCCCTTAAGCGATTCACAGCATCATATAACCAATTCATAAATTTGTTTCTTTCTTGTTCATACTCTATTCTTTCAATTGCAATATTTTCAGTTGAACTATTAAACTCGTTTGTAGTTGATGGAGGAACAATAGAATATGATGGTGTCACTTTTGGCAGCATATCACATGGCATTGTTGCTAAATACGTACGATACTCGTTGAATACTTTTTCAATTTCTTGTTTTGTTCTTTTTCCATCCACGATTGGCATTTTAAATGCTAATTGTTTATTCATATTTAATTCCTCCATTGTTATTATTTTTGTCTTACTGCTCCACGTCTGCGTTCATAACGTGGTCCATGAACTCCCATTAACTCTTCAATTTCACGAGTGCTAAATTTCTCTTTTCTTTTTTTCTTCTTTTTCTTCTTTTTCTTCTTTGCTTGATTCGATTGCTTTTTCCATTCACGTAACTGATCCTTTAATCCCTTCATTTCCCCATCTCCCTTTTCAAAATAAAAAGGACACCTATTCGTAAAACAGCCTTAATTGCTGCTTTAATGAATTGGTGTCCTCTAGTTTTCTAGCCGGACTATATTCGAATGTTATTTTAAATATCCCAATAATCACTATTAACATCATTAGTATATTTGCTGATTTCCTTCTCTTTTCCACACTTTTCACATTTATAATAACTAACTATCCCCATCTTACCAGTTTTAAAATCTTCATTGTCATGACTTTTAATAAGTTTATATCTATGTATACATTTAGGTTCTTTTAATTTATCTAACCAATTTCCTAACATAAATTAATTCCTTTCCTCTCGAAGATATTCTTTCTATTCCCATCCTCTTAAGAATACCTTAGAAAAGATTTCCAATCAATGAAACGTGGTAACCTGTTTTTCTATAAACAAAAGGATTATTTTATTGAATTTCCATCAAATATATCCTTGAATTTTCAAACTCAAATTAACCCCTAGACTCATACACCATATACTAATTTAAATGATTCCTGAGAAAGAAGGTGAAAGCTATGCCATCTATTATTGGAAATATGGTTGTGCAAAATAGTAACGGTTCTTTCAACTTAGGTGATTTTTATAACGTTTCTCCAAAAGAAAATACAAAAGCTTATAATGGTTCAGGTTCATCTAACGTTGCTTTTGTTCTCAATACCTTTAACGGTGTTAGTGCAACAAACACATTCGATTCTGATGTTGCCGATCAAAGCCAAGTTGGAACAGCCTAAATTTATTCATTTCTTTCTTCTAATCCTGAATTAAACTCACTATTCCGTTAATACTGTAAATACAGTTTCTGATTTCCCTTCATACCCGAGGGCTTAGCGGCTAGTTTTTACTAGCTGCTCTTTTTATGTTTTAAGTGAATAAAATTCTAAACATTGTCTAACACTGTAGACAAGACTTTAAAAAGTCGATTTCTCCCACTCTAGCTTTCTTGGTCGAGAGTTGAGCAGTTAGCTTTTGCTAGCTGCTCTTATTCTGTAATTAATTCCTCCTTGAATAAATCCCTAAATATTGTCCATACTATAAATACACTTAATTTTTGAACTTCCTTCTTAAATTTTCTTTAGGAGAGCAGTTAGCTTTTGCTAACTGCTCTTTTATTTGGTTACTGCTTTTGTTTCTTAAAGAAATTCTTTAACTATATTTGCCTAATAAGGACAAATTCTTTACCTCGTCTCGAATAAAATAAATAATTCTGCATATAATATTTATGCATCTAGATTATTACTTCTGTATGGAGCAGTTAGACTGGGCTAACTGCTTTTCTGAGGTTTTCCGAATAAAACTCTAAATTATGTCCAATACTATGAATAAGCTGATACAGCTTGAATTCACATTGACCTCTGTAATGTTCTTTTCCCTTTCTCTGAGGGCTGAGCAGCTAGCTTTTGCTAGTTGCTCTTTTGTATTATACCTAAAATAAAATTTTGTTCTTATTTCCCTTTCACATCATATATTTCTAACCTAGACGTTCCGCTTAAAGAGTTACCTCCTTGCTTAAAGAGCACTGATGCATGGTGCTCTTTTTTAATTTACTTATTTCTACAAAATAACTTTCGTATAACATTTCTAATCTCGCTTACACTATAACTGTAACTTTAAGTTACACATCTATTACTTGTAGGGCCTAATTTTCTTTTGTGTAACAAGTGGTTAGCTAATAAAGTTGACCACTTTGTTGCGCCAAATATTTTTTATTTCTCAATACTTAGTACCTGGAATGAATTCTCGTTTATTGATACTATATTGGTGACATTGATTTTCCTCATAGGCATTTTTTGTAAAGGACCTGTTTTCCCACAGCAGGTCCTTTTTAATTTTTTTACTACAATGGCATTTTTGTTGATTTTTCGTTGATATTTTGTTGATTTTTTCTGCACATTTAAAAGACACTAACATACGCTATTTTATGTAGACTCTCCGCTCATAGAGTTCTACCTTTCTTATCGAAGGGCATGCTTATATGTGTGCTCTTTTTCGCTTGTTATGAAATATCGTTTTTGTTAAAATTCCACCTTACCTCTTTCCTTTAATGACAGGCTCCATAACTCCAAAAAAAGCATACAATATTAAAAATTTACTCGTGAAAATCTGATTACAACTTTTTAGATTTGCATCTCATGAGACACTCGCCTATCTTACTAAGAGTGCATATAAAATTGCACTCTTTTTATTTATTAGTAAATAAGGATTTTGTTAAAATTTCTTTAACCTTATTGCTTCCTTCGCATACAGTATTATCACAAGAAATTCAATAAGTGCTCCGGTCTAGTTACCTTGAATTTCTTGCAAACCTTGTGGGAAGAATCCGTTTATAACAAACGGGTTCTTTTATTTATTGATCATAAAATAACATTTTTATTAAAAACTTTTATCACTTAAACCGGACAAGCATATAATATTGTATGAAGAGGATCCACCCATAAATATCAATTTTTCTTGTCTAAGAGCATCGCTAAATGCGTGCTCTTAAGTTTGTTATTATGAAAAACATTTATATAAAAGTTTTCACCTTTTGATAAGACAAGCATATAGTATTGATATGGAAACGTTTCACTTATAGGAATCTCGTTACAAAGAGCACTATGAAAAAGTGCTCTCTTTTCACACTTCATAAGAAAATACATATATTAATATTGGCTGCACATGTTGTATTCAGCTTACAAATTAGGCTCTGTAAGCTGTCATCTTTTAAAGGAGCACATTTAAATATGTGCTCTTTTTATTCAATGTTATTTTCACGATTATGCTGAATAAAACATAAGGTATATGGTAATCCAATACTCATAAAGCCTGTCATTCTAAGAGCCTACTGACTTGTACGCTCTTTTTTTGTTTTCTAATAACTATTTTATTAAAAACTTCTCACCTTTTATTTGGACAAGTATATGATGTACTATCATAGGATTCTCCTTTTTCAAGAGTACATATGTGATATGTACTCTTTTTGCATTCCCTCTTACGAATAATTTTTTATACATTACACATACTATCTACGAGTCAGCTTCCCATGGCTACACTCCAGATTGTTTTAGATCACGGCAGGTAATCTAGTCAATTACCTGCCATTTTCTATTCAAATAACGCTTTTATGAAATTTCATTTTCAAATTCCTCACTTGTCCATTTCTCCGAACTTATTTTCTAATAAAATAGCGTTTTTGTTTAGTTTCACTCTAAAAGTAAAATTTTCATTTTTTCATTCAACCAAGTTCATAACATATTCTTTTCTCCCGATAAAATAATGATTAGGTGTCCCATGCGCATTTTATCCACTGGAAATAATACCTTTCACGTACTTACGTATTAGAAACTTCATTTCTGCTTCTTCTGCAATAGCAATTTTGTTCATTTTTTTGATACATTTATGAAACATTCACATGTTATCTTCAATATGTTCTATTCTTTTTGAAAAACCATGTGAGAATACCAAAACACGAAGCCCTAGAGCCCTAACTCTAGGGCCTCTTGTTTTCAAATAAGGATTTTGTATAAAACTACTTTATTAGCACAAGCCTTTATCTTACGTAAAGAATAAAATATTTCCATATTTATAATAAGGAAAGGTATGATTAACATGTTCTTTGCAGCTACGCTTGTAGACATCTACGAAATTGCTGATAATTATCTTATAACTTGTACAATAGATAATCATTCTAAATTTAACTTTGTAATTTCTAAAGATAAGGTACATGGCACTCCATTTATAGGTGCACATATTTCAGGTGATTATGATGATAATAAAAAGATAAACCATATCTTTATTGAATAAGTTGACACGCTATTTGTGTCATTACATATGTTTTTAATACCAGATAACTATTTTGTTAAATTTCATAAATTCAGCTGCTTGTCCATTTCACTTTTCTATATCATTGCATTTACTATTAGTAAAACGATTTTTTTGAGGTGAATTATATTGGACGAGTTTTTATCCTCCACTGCATTAAATCCGGATTCAATAGGACCTACACTCCCACCTGTTCCACCTTTTCAATTTCCTACTGGTCCCACTGGTTCAACGGGTGCTACTGGCGCTACTGGACCTACCGGTAACACCGGACCTACCGGAAATACCGGAAGTACCGGGCCTACTGGCGCTACTGGGTCTACTGGACCTACCGGAAGTACTGGGCCTACTGGCGCTACTGGACCTACCGGAAGTACTGGGCCTACTGGCGCTACTGGACCTACCGGAAGTACTGGGCCTACTGGCAACACCGGACCTACTGGATTTAATCTTCCTGCTGGTCCTGCATCTATTACCTTGACTTCTAACGACACCACAGCATGTGTATCTACTCAAGGAAATAATACTTTATTTTTTTCGGGTCAAGTATTAGTAAACGGTAATCCTACTCCAGGAGTAGTAGTCAGTTTTTCATTTAGTAACCCTTCTCTTGCTTTTATGGTTCCTCTTGCTGTCATTACCAATGCTTCTGGTAACTTTACCGCTGTATTTCTAGCAGCTGATGGGCCTGGAACAGTAACCGTTACCGCTTCACTTCTTGATTCTCCTGGAACAATGGCTAACGTCACTATCACCATTGTAAATTGTCCGTAATGGTTTTATTTTTAAGGACTTAGCAATATCTGATAAAAAAAGCACTGATTTAAAGTGCTCTTTATTATCATTGGGATGTTCCTTTCAAATGAATCCTCATAACCCCCAACTAAAATAACGCTTTTGTTAAGATCCATGAATCCAATTCTTAGGTGAAAAACTTTTATAGAAGCACCTTTTTTGGACAAATTTACCAGATGAATTAACTGAAATTTCATGTTATTCTTAACGTGTTGAATATCCCAATACATTCAACAATGCTCTTGATTGCATACTTAGTATGCAGCCATCCATCCAGATACCTTAGCTAATACGTCCCCCTAATCGTCGTTATTGCTAAGGTATCTTTTAGATGCCCTGTGTACAGGGCTTTTTTATTTCAGTGAGGATGCTCTTTTTTCCCATCTAGTTTTCAACGCTTTTAGTCCACCTTCTTAATAAAATTCAAATTTTGTCTTAATATCCGTTATCCTGGCGCTGGTGGTTCACTTCATTCTTTTTGTAATAACCTTGTTCAATTTCTTCAAATGTGAATCCTAATTTCTTACCTAACCCCAAAAACGAGTACAATAATTCTTCATAAAGCTCAATATCTTGAGTTGCACGAAATTCCGATATACCTTCATATACATTGTTAAATTGATTGACTAACGTACTTGCCGTATAGACGTTTGCATTATGTTCTAATAATTTCAGACTATATTCATTAGGATTAAATCCGATGCCATTCCCTAGTGAAGCTATAAAATGAAATCCATCTACATACTCCATTAAAATAACTTCTTTTTCACTAGGTCCTTTATTGCTCCAATGCTTAAAGCATCTTGTTTCATTTGCAAGTTCTCCAATTTCAACCTGTAAAGCAAGAATCATATTGTAAAATAAATTTTGTCCTTCCAATCCATGCTCCTTAATGATTCTTGTATCCAATACCTCTTGCATTCCGAATATTCTAGTTAAGTTCATTTTGATTTCCCCTTCCTATTTAGCAAATTCCTAATCCTATCGGACGATTTTCAATTAAATACTTATCAGCCTGATCTATTACAAGGAGAGCAACCTCCGCTTGATGTCTCCTTAACGCTTTTGCCATCTTCGGTAAACTCATACCTTGACTCCACATTTTACGAAAACGAACTACATCTCTTTCATCCCAAATGAAGTTAGCTTCTTCTAAAGCGATGTATACCTTCAACCGTGATTCCTTCATCAGTTCATGATTTCTCGCTACGCTCATAAGCGAACCTTCTTTCTTAAAATGATTATTTTATCTTTTCAGTAAACTTAGTATCTACACGATCAACTTTACCGTTTATCCAAACAGCAACTTGCTCACCAAAACCACTCTCCGGTGGATTGAATGCTGTAACATTTCCATCCTTTACTATTAAAAGCTTGTTATTACTAACATCTATTTCTACTTTTTTCATATGTCCATCTCCCTTTTACTACCTCATGTACTCAACAACATCAGGTTAAAGCCACTTCCTAAATAAACCCTTATTGGAATTATTTCTTTTTTATCCCTTGCTGCCTTACACAATTCTTCAGCTGTATCCCAATTGAAAAACTTATCTACAGCTCTTTGAAATCTCCATATTGCCATTACATACTGTTCAAAAATATCATAGCGATCATCTTGTTTAGTTGTGCGTGGTAATTCATCCGTACACTTTGCATTCGTTGGAACTTGGACGCGTACGTCAGCGTATGTAGTGCGTCCAGTTCCTCTCTTCACATTTGCCTTCATTACATCGAACTCACAAATTGCTGGCTCTACATCGAAAATGTTTAGTTGCTTAGGCATGTGCCATCCCACTCTTCTGAATAAGATCCAGTAATTCAATTGCCCCTTCCTTGCTTAAAAACATTCGGCCACCTAGCAACTCTATGTTGGTTTCAGAAACTTCACCCGTTACAAAGCATGACTTTTCATATTTTCTTAGAACAATGTTTTCACCCTCGACATGAAAATCTAGTACCGTACCTTCGACAATCCCTAAAGTTCTGCGCAACTCTACTGGAATTACTACACGACCTAGCTCGTCCACTTTTCTTGCAACGCCTGTGTTTTTCATACCTTACTCTCCTTTAGTATTTTTATATTTATTTAGAATCTCATCCAAACGTTTCTTATTATCCTCGAGGTTCTCGTTTGGTGTTTGCTGTGGCTGCTGTATTGGCTCTTGTTCTTCTTGTTTGCGTAACCAATCCGGTACAACTTCCGTTCGTTTGGAATAACCTTTACCAGTACGTTTGTTGTTTTTCTTACTCATTTCAAATCGAGTATCTAAAGCAGCAACATCATTTAATGTTTTTACTTTTTCCTTTTCCCAACTACTTAAAATACTGCGAATATATCTCCACTTTGGTACATTTTCATCAATTGCTTTATTAACAGCGTGAATAACTAATTCATTACCGAATCTATCGCAAAACTCACCTAATTCTTGAATTGCAATTTCACTTAACGGAATCCCCTTTTCAAGTAAAAAATTGTAACTAGTTTTAAATTCTTGATCAATTAATTTCTGAGATGAAGTAGCATCATCATCATTTATATTTGTAGTAATCTTTGTAGTAATCTCTGTATTTGTCTTACGTTCTAGTGTAAGAGACTCTTCCGTTTCATCGTAGGAGGGTATTGCTTTAGAATGTAAGACCCTCTTGCTTTCTAAAGTAATAGGGCTATTACTTTTCAGTGTAGGAGGGTTACCATTTCCCCAATATATAATAGATATTTTCTGAATCATTTCAGGTACAGGTTCAACATACATAACGTTATTACACCTAGTTCCGTTAACAAGAATCGTCCTAAATTCAATTTTTATAAGTCCGCGTTCTTTCAGAAAGTCACATGCTTCTTTTACTTGTCTTTTTGTAAACCCAAATGAATCGGCTAATTGTTGATAACTCTTTTGAAGCGTGTCTGCCTTAAACTTTTGTTTATATTGAACTTGACTAGATTCTTCACTTCTTACTTCAGTAGGTTTATACCAATAAACAATTTCTCCTAAGATAGTAATTGCAACAATATTAGGTTTACCATTATCTAATGTAAGTGTTTTAAACCATCCATGATCTATAACATTGCCACGAAAATTTATTTGCCCTATTTGTAATACCTTGTTGTTCATAGCTTTCACTCCTTTTCATAAAACCAATGTGCTATTTCCCTACTTTCCGTGGTATACTTATAACAACTTATTTTTTGAAAAGGACCCACTGCCATGGGTCTTTTTACTTTGCTTCACATCACTCCAAGCCCATTGTTTTATCGGCTCATAAGTTATGTAAAACAACCATGAACCACATGCAATTAATATCGCTAATATAGCTAATGATGTTGTATCTTCCACTAAATCACTTCCTTTTGTGCTTCAAGCCAAGCTTCTAAATCCTTTTGCAAGAAAAGTAATTTACGACCTTCCCTAATCACTGGAAAATGTGGATGATTTGCTAATTCATACATTCTACAAACTGCTATATTGAGGTAAGCAGCTGCTTCTTTCACCCTCATTACCTTGTTTGGTTGTGATTGTTGTTGGAATGAAGCTAAAGCTGCTTGAATTTCTTCGCGAACAACTTCGCGGATTGACTCTTTAATGATTTGATCTAATCCCATTTTTTTGCTCCTTTCTAATTTACTTAACCAAACATAACTTAACTTAAGGTTAAGTTATGGACAAAAAATTTTAATTGCATCTAACTTCACTTTAAAAAACTCAGCAATTTTCACAATTAAATCATAATAAGGTCGACGCTTCCCGTTTTCTATATACCAATAATAAACTTCAGTAATACCCACGGCTTCAGCTACTTCCCTACATGTATATCCCTGTTCTACACGTAGCTGCTTTAGAGTTTTCATAAACAACTCCTCTCTTCCGTTTTTGTTGTTAATTACATAATAACTTAACCTAAAGTTAAGTTCAAGTGTTTCCCAAAACTTTTTTCAAAAAAATTACCTTTCCACTTAACTGATAGTTAATATATAATGACAGTGTGACACCATAATAGTAATTAAGAAAAAATAATTTCATATAAAATAAACTTGGGGTGTTTTTTATTATGTTTAGTCATGAGAGATTGAAATCATTAATTGAAAAGAAGAGCATCACCCAACAACAGTTAGCTGATGCAATTGGTGTTAGTCATGTTTCTGTTTATAATTATGTTGAGGGAAAAAAAGCACCCGGTACACGTACACTTCAGAAGATAGCAAATTATTTAAAAGTAACAACAGATTATTTGTTAGGTTTATCTGATTCACCAGATTTAACAGCGGGTGAAGACTTACAGTTAACAAAAGAAGCACACGAAATTCTTCAGATCATTAATGACTTACCTGAAGAACAACGAAAAAAAGCGTTAGAGCAATTAGAGATGTTTGTGAACTACGAAAAATCTAAAGGAAATATGTAGTGTAAAAAGACTATCCAAAAAAGTTAGATAGTCTTTTTTACATAACTTTTTCTTTTTTGGATTCACTCAAACAGATAGAAAATAATTTCTCTTTTGGATTATCCTCTTCTTGCAAAAGTAATAAAGCTTGTTTAATTAGATTAACTTCCCCTTCTTTGCTCTTCATCTTCTTCAATCTCCCTATTTGTGTTTTTGTATTTTTTTTACAATAATTTCTTTTTTCTTCTTTCAGCAAAAAAAGAAATTTCTCCTAAAACTACAAATGACATCGTCAATTAAGACGATGTCATTTGTAATATATATAAACCTTTATTATGTATTTTACCAGCCGCCACCAGGGTCAACCATCATGTGTTGAATTGTAGGTTTTAAATCATTTGTACTAGGTTTTTCTTTTATAGAATCAGTGTTAATGAATAATGTAGCAGCTATTAATAGCGCAGGAATGATTGTAATTATTTTTTTCATTATTTCACCTCTTTCCGAAGACAATTATACCAATTATTCAAATTAAACCCAAGTGTATTTTGGTAAATTCGAATAAAATATATTCCCTGATTTTTGACACATCAAAAGAGAACGTTTCATTAACTCTTCTTTTTTAGTACCTTCATATGTTAAACCTAAATATGCAGTCTGTATGTCTGTTAACCTTCCATTCTTCTCTTTTAATTGAATCAATAGTTTTCTCGCTTCAATCCTCTTACCTTGTTTAATCCTTAAATATGCTAGTTCACCTGGATGAACAACATCTATGCTACTAATTTCTTTATCATGATGAATCTTTAAAAATGATAATGTATGTTGCACCATTTCTCTTTTTCTCTCAATTCCATTAATCTTACTATCCCCTAGCACTTCAAGAGTCTTTTCCAAATAATATTTTGCCTTCTCATATTCATTCGCTGAAAAAATATACGATTCTCCTAGCTTTAAATATGCATTTACTTTTGGAAAAGAAAAAAAGTTATCCCATTCAAGATTATCTAATAGTTCCATGCTAACATGCCTTGCTTCAATAACTTCACCACCCTGCAACGAAGTAACCGCAATGGCTTCTTTATATCGTAATTTATAACATTCTCGAATGTACCTATTACTTATTTTATTTAGTTTTATTTCAAGAGATTTTAATCGCTCATTTAAAGAAGTAAAATTACCCGATTGATATTGCGCTTGACATAATAAAATTTCAATTAACACTTCCATCTCTGAGGTTCTTATTGATTTACTTTCGAGGCTTAATGCCTTATGGTACTGTATAGCATCAATCTCACCTATATATCGTCTATATATAATTCGATACACATTAGCAAATTCTCTATTTTCTGCTACCTTTGATTGTGATTCACTATTTATAATATTAATTAATAGATTAAACTTTCCCCTTAAAGCTAAATCCTCCATTGCCTCACGTAAGTTTTCTGATTTTGGCTTCGTTACATTTATATAATCTGTTAATAAATTTTCTTGAACCTGTATGCCTTTGTTTAATAGGATGACTGTCTTCGAAAGAAAGCCAAAACTCATGTCTGTGTTACCTTTAAAAACTTTTGTAACAGTACTTGGCTTAACTCCCCAATAATTTGCTAGTTTATTTTTCCTTATTCCAGCTGCACATAACTCTTTTTCAATTTGATTTAGAGCTTTCCACATGTTTTGTCCCCCTTATTGGAACAAGACACACTTCCCTATCATGAAAACGCACCTTAATGATGAATTACATCTAAAAGTTGTGTTATACTAGCCGTATATGTTACGCATAGTCGTAACTAAAAGGCTCATGGCAAATGTTTTCCCTACTACAATTAGGGCAAACGGTGTAAAAGTGTTCCCAGCACAATTACACACGCTATGGGTCTTTTTCGTTCCGTCAAATTATATTATTAAGAATATTCTATCACAAATAACCCAAACATCTATTCTCTCATATTCTGAAAATACTTGAGAAAGTTAAAAATATTAATATATTCCTTGTTTTTTAGACTCCCTAAAAAAATATGCAATATTGCATTTAATAATCGGAGTAGACATTTCACTATTGTTTAACAACAAATGAATCCCCCTACACTATAACTGAATTTATTTTTATATGGTAAAATATATCCATCGCTGATATGTCCAAACATGTAATTTTCATAGCAGCAAAATTACAACTAGACTTATACAACATGATTCAAAACAAATGAAGGAGTGTTTTAAGTGAAAGGACATATTCGAAAAAGAGGAAATAAGTATTGTATTGTTATTGATATCGGACCTGATCCAGAGACAGGTAAAAGAAGACAAAAATGGTTTTCTGGATATAAGACAAAAAAAGAAGCACAGGCTGATGTTGCGAAGAAGATTACAGAGTTGAATGAAGGAACTTTTATAGAGCCATCTAAAGTTACGTTAAAAGATTATCTAAATCATTGGCTAGAAATTAAAAGTATGAGCATTGAAAAGAGTACTTTTGCTGGCTATAAGGCATTTATCAACCAACATGTTATACCTAGTATAGGAATGGTTGCGCTCCACAAATTAAATGTTATACACATTCAAAAGTGTTATAAGACTGCGATAGATAAAGGGATTGCAAACAATTCTATTCTGCTTATGCATAGAATTTTAAAGAGCGCTTTAAACCTAGCCGTAAAACAAAATATTATTTCTCGAAATCCCGCAGATTTTGCTGAGATACCTAAAAAAGAAAAAACCTCTATCCAGACTTGGACAGAGGAAGAAGTAAAAAAGTTTTTAGCTCATTCACAAGAATCACGATATCACATTGGGTATCTACTTGCAATAACTACAGGTATGCGTCTGGGAGAAGTTCTAGGTTTACGATGGCAGGACATTGATTTGAAAAACATACTGTTACAATAAATCAAACATCTGGTCATGACAATAAAATCAAAAAAACTGCAAAAACAAATTCATCAAAACGCACAATTCCTGTACCTAATGAAACAATAGCAGCCTTAAAAAAACATAAAATTTTAATCAATAAAGAGAAATTAAGGTTTGGTTCTGCTTATCTAGATCAAGATTTAATAAATTGTAATGAGTTTGGAAGAATCATAAAAAGAGCACATTTCAGAAAAAGTTTTATTAGGATGACACACAAAGTAGGTATAAAAGAAATTAAATTTCATGATTTAAGACATACACACGCAACTCTACTATTGAAACAAGGAGTTAATCCTAAAATCATCAGTGAGCGATTAGGTCATACAGATATTTCAATGACATTAAGTGTCTATTCTCATGTTTTACCGAATATGCAGGAAGAAGCTGTTAAAAACTTCGGTAAAAGTATCTTTGGATAACCTATGTTTGCAAAATGTTTGCATTTTATCAAAAAAAGTCAAACAAACGTTGTCATATCAAGGTTTGTTTGACCTATCATCTTATATTCTTGATAAAATCTCCGAATCCCTATTGAAATATTTAATAATGGAGCGTTCTCACCACCGCGTGTTATGCATTCGAATCGATATACATAGGAGAAAAAATCTTGTGTTTTTTCATCTTTTATCGGCCCTGACATCGCCTCACAAATATTTTGTGATCTAAGAGGGGAAAAATAGATTTCTTCTTCATTTGTATTTTCTAAATATATAGGACGCTCACAAAAAATATGTGAGATTAAAGCGGGCACCCACTTAGAATACGTTTCATTATCATGTAGTACTGGCAAATTAGAAATCAAATCGGATTGCCATTCATATTTTGGTGGTTCTACTAATATATTTGGTTTCCAATCATGAATAATCTCATACCAACTTTGAAAAATATAATCGAGCTGCTCTTGTCTAATAGGTTCTTTCGATACAATCCATGGTGTATTTTCATTTAATACGTACGGGTTATGCTGAATAAACAATATATCCGAAAACATATCATACAATCTTTCATTCAAACGTTTCAACTTACTCGTTAATAAAAATGTCTTATAATGTATCTCTACGATGTCCAGCCATTCAATAGGAAAGTATATAAATGATACCTTTTCATTTAAAAGGGGTTCTACTATATTTTCAAATGTTAGCAGCCTTAATTTTTTCATAAAATGATTCCTTCCTTTCTTCAGTTGTCTTGATTATCAAAAAGCTAGAACAATAGTTACTTAATCTAATCCATTTAAACCAAGTATTTAAAAGAAACGTAAAAACTGTTTATCTACATAAATTATTATCAAACCGACTCTTTTAAAAATTCAAAGTAATTATCATGTATAACACCTCTATTATATTTGAATTTCGATACATTCGAATTATACATTATACTTAATGCATTGTACTTATCATTTACAATATCTTTACAAAAAAATCAAAAAAGAACACCTTAATTCGGTGCCCTTTTTACAAATATCAACCTTTATGTAATTGAACATATAGATAACAGTAATCCCCCAAATGAAATTGCTCCTAGTAAACCTACTACAACTCCTGTTAAACAAATACAATCAGCAAGACAAATAGAAGACTGCGATAATGGAACAAATGACCTACTTGTACTCGAACCATATTGTTTTATTTTCTCATAATTCACATCTAACATTAGATGTAAACATGTTACACCATCCTCAATAGTATGTAGAGGTTCTTTTTCTAATCGCTCCAATAATTTACTATCAAAAGCAACTGATAGAGGATACTGCTTATCTAATTTCATATTTTGATAAATTAGTTGCAAACGAGATAATATATTGTTTTTCTTCTTTTCAGATGTTACTGTACATTTCATTTTATTAAATTCATTTAATAACAGTGTCAATTCATCTCTTTTTCCGTATAAATCTTTAGCTATTTTTCTCTTTAGTTTATACGAATGGATAATAGATTTTAGTTCAATCATATTCATACACTTCCTAATTACATATTATTTACCCAATTATTTTATAGATAAACAGTACTTTTTAATCTTATTTAAATTACACTCAAGCATCTTCACTTACTATCGATTAACATTACATTAACCTTACAAAGTTGTAATGAATTCATTAGCTAGAAGGAATCAATCCCTAAACCAGACAGATATTTGATGATAAAACCATAAGAAAAAAGCAATGATTAGATTTTAAATCTAGTCATTGCTTTATCCATCACCTCTTGATTACACCTATATATCTTATTGTTACTCTTTCACTTGAATGATTGAATATATCAATTATAATAATGGCTATATTCTTTGTCGGCACGTACATATATAAAACTAATGTTTTTTAATTGATAAGGTGAAACTTTAATTAGCCCTCACCAATTGGGCTTTTATGGGTAGTCCGCCACCTAACTTCTCTTTGCTCTCGCTGAATTTTTTTAGGGTCTTACTGCCCGGCAAATAGCAGGATAAATGCAATCAATATTCATACGTTATAATAGTACCAGTAGTATCAGTAGTACCACTAAAACCATCAAAACAGTTAGAGCAACCACCACAACCACCACAACCTCCGCAACCTCCGCAACCTCCGCAACCAAAACAACCGAAGCAACCAATACAACGGAATCCACCACAACGGAATCCGCCACAACGACCTCCACCACAACCACCACAACGACCACAACCGCCACAGCGACGAGCAGCATCTTCAATATAGTAATATGGATATTGGTTTTGCTGGTCCCAATAGACAATATTTCCAGACCGGTAATCATTAAGACTTAACGCTTGTAGTTCTTGTTGAAACTGATTCATTTTCATAACCTCCGTTTATAAAATACAACCTCATTGATGCTTCCCTATATTTCTGTTCGTTACATCTAAGTAAAAATAGCGCTATAAACTAAGTTCAATACGTACACCAACAAAGTATGACTTATCACTAAATGATGCACCTTGTTCATATACCTATTTTTGCTATGGGCTCATTTTTATAAAGTGAAACTTTAATCAGTGGGGGGGAGTTCATCCCCCGCTGATTATTAGCCCTCACCAATCAGGCTTTTACGAACAGCCCGTTAATGCGGGATAAATAAAAATTAAAAAATATGAATTCTAGCGTCATATCTTCATACCTACTAAATTCAATTAATTTCTCAATAATTATGTTGCCATATCCTATATATTTTCGTCTGCCGCTTAGATTTTTCTGTACTGTAAATGCCTTTCGCTATAACACCTCCAAGTAACCGGTTTCTATGACGGATAAGAAATTCCTACAAAGAAAAAAGCCCTTATTAGGGCTTTTCATTCTATTTCTCCAGCAAAACTCTCTATGAAATTCCTAATAGAAAAAAGACACACTTAGATTGATGCGTCTTTTTGTGATGCCTCTTTTGTGAAATCATATAAAGCAATTGCGCCTAAAAGAACAAGTATACCTTGAGGAACATCTAGCAAAATAGTTTTCCAAATTTCTGGAATTACCCATTTAATATCTGCTGCTGTTTCAAGATATGTTTGGAAATAGCTGATTGTAAAATTAATTATCCCTAAAAATACAAACAACGATAAACCAAATCGAATTAATTTCTTATTTGTAAACATATAACACCTCTCAAAATTCAT